CTTAAGGACTTAGGTATTGATGTTGAAGCAATGACCCGTATCTCTAATCAGATGCTGGGTCTCCCTGATATCTCAAGTCTTACACATGAAGATACTATGCGGATGGAAGAATTGAATAAGAAGGTTAAGGATGGGCGTTCGCTCACAGCTTCTGAGAAAGCTTCATTCACCCGTATCAATAACTTCTTGAAGTCTAGATCTGGTTGGGATGGTTTGTCACAAGCTGATCAATCTACATGGGAACGTAACTTCTTGACAGGGGCTGGTCGGTTTATCAACCAAGCAGTGCCTATGCCAGATGCATTCAACAGACCTATACCTTATAGCAATCAACATCTTATGTTACTCACTCAGTTCAATGGATATATCTCAGCGTTTACTGCTAACCAGTTACCACGTTTGTGGGATGGTCTTAAGTACTCTAAGGGATTACGTTACTCAACCTTTGCTTCAGCAGCTACAATGCTGTTCATGGGATTCCTGTCTCAGGCTATGAAAGACGAGCTTAAGTATGGAGAACCATCACCCTATTTGACAGACAGAGAAAAGGTTTTACGTATGATCTACTCTTCAGGACTTATAGGTACTGGTGAGCGTATCATAGGTAGTCCAATGCTACTACCACTTTATGGTAGCAGTAGTAGAGACTTTACAGAGTGGACGTGGAATAACGTTGCAAGTGAAGCAGCTGCAGCAGGAACTGTTGAGAGATTCTACAGGATTGCTGAAGGCTACTTTGAAGATGATGATGCTAAGATGATGAAAAGTTTCTATGGAAGTCTACCGTTTTTAGGCCCAATGAAACATAGACTATATGAAGTTACTCAATGGAAATAATTGGAGGTAAACCCTATGGCTGGTAAGTATACAGCTCTAAAGCAAAGTGGACCTAAGCGAGGTCTAAGCAGTGATACTGCTGATGCCCTTATGAGGGCAGGTGTGTTTGATACTGCACCTGAACAAGTAGGCCCCGAAGGGATTGCCCCTTTTAGCTCATCCCCACAAAAGCAACTACACATACCCGGAACAGAACGAGGTGGGCCAGTACCCGAAGGTGTCCAATGGGGAGGTGTTGACACTGCCCCTACAGACATTGATCAAAGGGTTGCACCTGATCCTAATCAGACCAGTATGGATTTCGGTAATGAACCAGCTGAGTACATGCAACCTAACCTGAATCCTATGGAGTTAGAGCAAAGGCAGGAGCAAATGGAAGCACCACAGTCATTGCAACAACGCTTTGACTTAGGTGGTTCGTCACCTGAACTAGACTCTGGTTACTTAGGTCCTCAGGATCTTATGAAGATATGGGGTCCTATTCATGGCCCTGTTGTTGCAAGGTCTTTAGTGGGGCTTAAGAATGACTTTGACCTGATAGGTACTGCCAGATCCTTTGATAACACAGACAGGTTCCCTGACCCTGTGGAAGCTAAGACTGAGTACGAAAGTGGTCTTGGATTAATACAGAAGGGTGTGGCCAGTGTATTTGATCTTGACATTGGGTTTCTTAAAGCACCTGAAGAAGGTCAGGCAACCTTAGATCAAGATGGAAGGTATGCACTGACACAAGAGTCTTTGTTTGTAGGTCCTCAGGGACTTGATGCATCTGTTGTTTCTAATGACAACAGGGTGTACCGCATGGACCCTGACTACCTTATCAATTCGTTTGTAGTAGTGGAAGCTATGCTTGACAACAGTGGTTCATTCATACCACAAGAGGTCATTGATACACTACCCGAAGATGTTATGAAGCAGATTGGTATACTGGACGCTGCAAGTGAGAGTCAGGCAAGGACTGTTGTTGATATTGGTAGGTCTGTGTCTGATGCATGGCAGGGTTTTCGTCAGGTACGTGAAGGTGGTATGGATACCCTAGTTGATCCTAAGTTGTTTAAAAGGTTCTCAAGAGAAGCTAATCAACTCATAGGTTTCAATGCACTACATGCTTACAAGGAAGCCAACCCATCCTATATTGATGCTGTTGGAGAGATGATAGGCGGTAAGGCTCAACCTATACTGTATAACCTAACACCTACAGGTCGTAAGGCACTACAGTTACGTAGTAGTCAGGTATCCCCACCTAAGTTTAGAGTACCTCCTATTATCGGGGAGACCTCTAAGGACGGTCAGCCTAGGTATGCTTCAAGTACACGTACCAAGAAGACAACTGGTGCTCAGTATGATATGGGTCAGGTTGATGTTATCACTGATGCAATCAAGTTCTACTCTAATGTTAAGAGTGTTGTTGGGGGTATTCGTGGTAAGGCTGCGTTTGGCTTCGGCATATCTGCACTGGAGGAAGCATCTTCTGTTGACCTTACTGCAGGTGTAGCTAACAACCACCTTACTTTTGTATCAGACTTCTTTGATGTTGGACATAAGCGTATTGATAAGATACGTAACATACCCGTAGAGATTGAGTATCAACTCAACGAAGCAAAGAAGAAGCTTGCAGATGCACGTAGATACTCTCCAAACGATGGTGATAATCTCTTATTGATAATGGATGTCAAAACTCTATCTGATTTCTTAGAACTTGCAAGAACTCCTGAGTGGCAGAATGGTATGTATAAGAAACATGCCACCAACCAACTGGAAGTTCTTAATGCGTTAGCTCACTACAAGAATGACCAGATAGGTTTTACCTTTCAACGTCAGTTAGGTAATACACGTGTCACTATGCATCAGCACCACATAAGCCCTCAGAACCACAAGATGGTACGTCAGGTGCTTGGTTCTCCACATCTCTACAGTATCAGACCTATGTCTAATACAGATGAAGAGTTTGGTGTCGTTGTGTCTATAGCTGCTTTCCTGCTTAAGGTAGGTGGTTTGAAACCTGATGTGGTGTACCGGGATACAATCAAACGTATGCAGTCTGGTAATGACCCTGAGCTTAAATCCCTTGAGGCTATAGGTATAGAGGTTGGTCATTGGTTGCTAGCATTTGAAGATGCTAATGCTGTAAGAGACCTTAAGCAACTTGAGTCTACACCTCAGGGTGTCATGGGTGTTGATAACTTACTTCGTAATGCAGAGCTTGAAGACTTCAAAGCAATCTTAGCTGACCTTTCACAGGCCACTAGGGACTTTATAGATGCCAATGCCAAAGCTCATCCTGATGAGTTCATCAACGTCTTGGAAGCTACTACAGAGCTTGCACGTTACATGCAATCCTACAGGTCTGGTAAGCCGTACACAACTCAGATGCGTATGGTTGCACAAGATGGTATTGCTAACGGACTTGCAGGTCTTATGGCTCAGTTAGGTCAGGAACATATGATGCCTCGAGTAGGTGTGTATAGACCTGAGAACTCCTCAAGGATATTGGCTGAGTTTGAAGGTCTTTCGGGTGACCCCCGTGACTTACTGAAGCACAACTTATTGACAAACCCTGTCGATGAGGTAGGTAAATCTAGTCCTGAGGATGCAATGAAGATCACAAGGTTGGTTAAGTTAGCCACCGATGATAAGAAGAACTTCCTCAAGCCTCCGCTTCTTACTTTTGTCTATGGTCAAGACTTAAATAGTATGAAACAGTATGCGGTTAAGGCAGTTATATCAAACCCTAACTCAGAGATAGGACTTCTTGCTGGTGAAATAGGAACTGATAAGGCAATAAAGATTCTTAATAATGCCCTTAAGGATAATCTTGTAGCTACTGTAGGTGCTGATGTTGTTAACTATGTTAATATGCTTAAGAGTTATGTGAAAGTCGCTGGGTTTGTAAATGAACCTATTATCTACACACAACCAACAGGTCAGCAAACATCTATCAGTGGTACTGTTATGACTGAGGCTAAGTTAGCGTCTGCTGCTATTACTCGTACTCGTAAGAGGAATGAGAAAGGTCAGTTCTTTGATGTTACTAATAAGAAGAAGTTTGCAGCAGGTAAGGATGGTATCTATATCAGTGAAGGTGGTACCAGTAAGTCTGCGATTACATCAACGTATGACATAGATACCTCAGCATTGTACGATAGGAATGGTGTTGCAGGTTTAGGTGCAAGTCAAGGTGTATTAGCTCAAACTACTATTGGTTTCGATGCTTCATCTCTTGTTGTTTTAGGCACTGGTAAGTACCTTGCTAAGCTTCGTGCTGCCCAGAATGGAAGAGACCCCTACTTGATACCTGTCTATGATGAGATCATAACAGATGCAGGTTCATTTAGGTCTGCGTATAAGGCTATAAACGATGCTTGGTTAGATACAACATTAGACTATGACCTTATAGGTGAGATGCAGAAAGGTATCCGTGAGGCTACTCACAGAGGCCTTGCGAACTTACGTTCATTGGCAGAAGGTAATCCTTTAGGCTTCCCTGCAGACCCTAACCATGCCAATTATGTTTATAATGAGCTGAAGGGTATGGGCAGTGATAGTTCTATCTACTCTTCTGAACTTGAGTATAGGTCTCTTAACTATGTGAATAGCCTTGACAGTAAAGCTGAGGGTATGATTGAGGAACCTTGGAATCTTATCACAAACAAGGAACTATATCAGTTATCACTTGCAGTTCTTAACGATAGTGGTGTGAAGAACCTTGCGAAGGCCTTTGAGAGACTAAGGTTACGTGCAAAGGAAGGTCGTAAGAAGATCAGATCTCAGGTTAAGGATTCACATCAGTATAGTTTAGATGCACTCCGTGAAGCTGATTAAACATAACAATAGATAATAAAAAGAAAGCCCCCAAGGAATCCAGTTAAGGATCCAAGGGGGCGTTACCCTCAGGTATACATTACGTATACTTGGGGGTTATTTTATTACTTATCTTTCGTAGCATTAGCTACAGTCATTCGTCCTGATACTCGTTGAGCTTCAGCATGAGCCATAGCTTCTTTTTCTGAGAGACCCTCAGCAACTGCACCTGAGTAGTTCTGTTCCCAGACTTTACTAAGGATAGCTTCATTGATCTCAGGTGTATAGGCAAGGGCTGGGTCAAGATTAAACATCTCAACGTACTCCATATCGTCAATACCCGGAACTATATTGTAGGACTTATTTTCATTACTCATCTTTTACAAATACTCCATCTACCATACGACCCGTGCGTACGTTAATTTTATTATAGGCTTCCTCTAAACATTCTGTCAGAGACAAACCCCATAGGTTCGCTTGGATGGCTAGGGTCACCAGCACATCTCCCATCTCATCTCGTACTCGATCTACATCACCTTCATGTATCTCCTTAATCATCTCTTGAGATTCTTCTGAGAACTTGAGCAGCTGTTTACTTCTCCTCTCCACAAGATCTTTATGTTCAAAGATATCTCCAAGGATACCCTTGCGGTTACCCCAATCAATCACATTGTTTTCTAACTCTTCAAAGATCATATACATTACTCCTCCCCTTCATCAGAATCTATAGAGTCTTGAGCTATAGATAAGAATACAAAGTTAGCAGATGCTTGAAGCACACCCAGCATAGCTACGTTAGTCATCTTACCATTGTAGCTTTGTATTAAATCGTTTAAGTCTTGAAGCATACTGTTTTCAGATGCATACTTTTCGGGGAATTGTGTTACGTTACTCATATAATTATCCTTAACAAAAGAAATAGTCAGAAGATATGATCTCAGATATATCTAAGTCACCAAGCTCTGGTTGTTTAAGTTCATAGCCCTCTCGGGTTTCTAGTAGCATCTCTTCTATAGCAGTGAAGAAGTTAGTTCTGTTGTACATCATAGCAAATTGCCACTTGGTGTGGTCAACAAGTTTATTCACATCACATGCATGAGTAGAAAAGGAATCATGTATAGCTCCAAAGTCTCCAGAGAAACTCTGAATAACTTTAGCCATGTGTGCTGCGTCCATTGAGTGGACAAAGTTAGGTGAGCATCCAGATGCAAACGATCTCCTACATGGCAACAGATCGCCATTGGAAGTGATGTAAGGTATCTTAATGCTGTGACCTATCTGACCAAGACCACGGATGGTACTGCGTACAGTGATGTTCTTCTGCCTCCACACTTCGTACAACACTGGGAATCCTGAGGGAGTTGTCCAACGTGTACATGTCTCACCTGTTGATAAGATATGGTCAGTCATCTTCTGTATAAACTTCATGGTCTTTAAGGGACCTACACATGTGTCATTGATTGCAAGTATTAGTTGCTTAGATAGAGGGGTACAGTCATCTTCTGTGATATTGTACATCTTATCATAGCCTTCAACCTTACAGTCGTAGTACATGTTAGCAGCTATCTTTTTCTGACCAGCTGAGTAAGCCCTTGTCATGGAGCCACGTTTAGCTATCCCTTTCCTGATAGCTTTCATTGGTATGTTACGTTCAGCAAACCACTCAGGCATCCTGTCGATAAGACGTTTAGCCACTTGAACATAGAAGTCTTTCTGTATTTCTCTTGGTACTAGGGACACAAGCTCACCAGCTTCTTTGTCTTTAGAGATAGCTGCCAGATGTTGCCAACCATTATTACTCCCGTCAACCGGGATAGGTGTACGACTCATGTGTACTTTATTATTTAGTACAGCATTGTTATAACCTGCCACATCTAAGCAACATGCAAGAAAGCTAACGGGCTTTTCTGCTTCTGTCCTGAAGCTTTGTCCATCCGCTAATTGGTTTATCCAAGTCAGGTTGTTTAGGGTCCACAACTCTCGATCCTTTAGGGTCATCTTGTCTACTGAGATTGTGGATAATCCTTCGTCTTGAAGATAAGTTTTGTAGTCCGCTGTCGCCCATTCGGGTAGTTCCTCCAGTTCATATGATTGATTATAAGAACAAGCTGTATGTATGCACAACCACCTGTATCCCTCAGTGTCCATAGCTTTTGCATAAGCAAACTCAAAGAGTCCTTTAGATACATCAGACCCTTGGAAGTTTAGGAATGGCTCAGTGTAGTACACACGTCCACGATAGTCACACTCTACCATCTGATAGAAGTCACGTAGTCCTATGGCATGTACCTTAGCCATGACAAACTTCATCTCTATAGCTTTTGATTTAGCTTTTATAGACTCATCTTCAAGATCTATGAACAATCCTAGGTTAGTCTCTAAGGCTTTGGCAACTGTACTGTTGAGTCTCCAAGGTGTTTGCTGTAGCTTGTTAAGGGCAGTGATAAAAGGTGCTCCTATAAGCTGCTTAAAGTCTTCCTCTGAACTCATACGCTTTATGTATGGCCTCTTGGTGAACTCATTACGCAATGACACGATGTCTTTTGGTGGTGTAAAGGACGTACCTATAAGCGTACTCTTTACATACTCAGGTGGTAGGTCTCCAAGGGTAGCCCATGTGCTTAGCAACTGTATAATGTACGGTGCACGAAACCCTTTGTACTCTCTTTCAATATGGATATAACCCAGTTGAAAGAAAGCTTCTAGGTATAGGTCACCTACTGCCAGAATCTCTTGATGGTTAGTGTTTAGTACACCTAAAGCAGACAGCACCTGTAAGCCTATCACAGACGATGTGACGGTTAGTTTAAAGGGGCTAGCTGATGACCTTCGGGACTTCTGATAAGCTGCCACAGCACCTGCTACGGCCCTTACAGATAGCTTCTCGTAGCTACATCCATATGGGATCATTGAAGAGATCAATCTGGCCCCTTCTGGGGGCCTCCCACGGAACGTATTACCCTCACATCTTTCCTTGATATACTCTGTTATCTTTTCTATACCACCTGAGTTATCCAGTGTACTCGAGGAAGTCCTCTTGTCCTCTGAGTCGGTTGGTTCTGGTGTCGTAGTATGCTGAACCACAGTCTCCAGTTCGTCCTGTGAATCGTGACTTAAGTACTCGGAGTTTAATTGTGTTTCTTTCATCTTCATCTTCTGCCACTAAGTTACGAGAGAATGTAATTATATCAAAGCTGATCTGTTTAATCGAGCCTGAACCTTTGATGTCATCAATAGATGATAGGTGGCCCTCTTCAAAGGACCTACCTTGTGACTTCCTAAGGTGACTGATTAACCCTAGCCATACGTTATGCTTCTTGACTATCTTAAGTAAGTCAGACATGACTGAATCTATGGCTTCGTTACCTGTCTTTCCATCAGCCCCTTCAGATACAGCGATGGTGATATGATCAAGAATGATATACTGGCACCCAAGTAAGCATAGGTTTTCGATTTGGTCAATGAGACTAGAATCTGAAACAGCTCCATTGTGGTCAAGTAATATGAGGCGTTCATTTCCAAATACTCTTTCAAATGCCCTACGCTCTTGCTCAACAGTCGGGTTTGTAGGAGTAAACATCTTGATAAATTTCTCTGCAGAATCTCCAATGCTTTCTTCAAGAGATACAAGGCCAATCGATTCATCGGTGTTATCCTCCAATTCTAGTATGATCTCTTTGATCATTGTTGATTTACCTGAACCAGTTCCAGATGTGAATAAGACTATCTCACCCTTACGCATACCATCTAGCTTATCGTTAAGACCTTCAAGACATTTAGGGTATGGCACAGACTCAACAGATTTACGTTCAACGTATGCCTCCCAAATAGCTTCACCACGTACAATAGCTGCAGGTGTGTAGCTTCTTGCACTAAACACAGAGCTTATGATCTCAGATGGGTTAGCTATCAGAGCATCACAGGGATCATTGGAAGACAGGGATGCTACCTTAGTTTTATCCCAACCAATTATCTTAGCTGCTTCTGCTACTGCTTTTTCTCCAGCTTCATCTTGATCAAACATTAAGATGACTTCCTTGAACGATCGTAACCAATCTCTGTTAGCTACAAGTATCTTCATGTTAGATGAGGATGGCAGGGATACCACAGGGTATGTCTTCTTGTACTTGTTAAGCATAGCTTGTTGCACTGCAATAGCATCCAGCTCACCCTCAGTTATGATCACCTTAAAACCACCGGGTTGGAACTTAGACTGACCAAACAGTTCAAGCTTAGCGTTCTTAAGGTCACCTACAACTCGGAACTCTTTGGGTAAAGTTCTTTTCTTGTATGCAACCACCTTACCTTTAACTGTGTATGGGTAGTAGTGTGCATTTATTGTACCATTAGCGTCATAAGATACTTTCATATCGTATTCATCACATGCAGTCTTAGTCAGACCACGTTCACGTACACCTGCACTGTCATATTTCATTATATCTTGAAGTGAATCACCACTCATATCGTACTCTCGTTTGGTGTTGGGGTTAAACTTTGATACGACTGTATCATCATACTGATCTAGGAATGCTGGCTTATCACATGCAAAACATTTACCTCTGCCATTAGACCATAGTGCTACTGCATCTGAAGACCCACAATGTTTACATGGGTAGTGCTTAGTGAATGTTGCACTCATCAATTCCACCTGCTTTCTTTTATAGATTTAGTATCAGTACGTCTGGTACTTGCCTTAGACTTAGCGTCAAGTCTCTGTTGCTTTTTCTCCTTTGGTTTCAATAAGTAATCTTCCACTTCTGTAGATTTCGTCAAGTCTTGTTTTTGTTTCATCTGTTATTGCTTCTTTTGGAATGAACTTAATTGCACCTATCTGTCTGTTTAAGTACAGAGGAACACCTAACAGGCATTTCTCTGTAAGAACATCTAAGTACCATTGAACTTTACACTCTGCTGCTGACAAGCCACCTCGTGTTTCAAACAATTGAATGATCTCGTAAGACAATTCAGAACCATTAGTTTTTAGTTCATTGATATGTTTGGAGGAGCTTGTATACGATTTCCAGTTAGACTCTTTGTCTCTTTTGGTTTTCTTATATGAATGGAACTGCTTCTTACCTATGTACCTTATGGGGTTACCATCGGGTACAGATACAGTTATAAGATATATGAAACCAAAGTAATCGTCAACAACAAAGGGATCTCCTTTGTAGTTCCAGTGTCCTAATGGTTTACTCATTAACAAACACCTCTTCAATAGTTAACCTACGAAACCCATCCCAATTCCTGCGCATGTATAGTAAGTTGAAGCAGGTCTCAAGCTTAGGTTTCCAATCACGTGGATGATGGTCACGCCATGTGTTAGCAACAGTCTCAATCATATCTTTTGTCGGTACATCTTTTAAAATCTTCTCAGCTTTCTTAGGGCCTATACCTTTTAGTCCATGAATGTTATCTGTACTGTCTCCTGTTAGCATTTGAATACACATTTTGTAATGACCTTGGTCACCGTCAATGAAGTATTGTGTCTTCTTGTTGAAGTTGTAATGCCATCCGGGAACCATGTCAATGTCTTTATCTATGTGAGCTATGATGTAATGTTCACCAGCTTCATAAGCTTCTTGCGCCCATATAGATACAATGTCATCTGCCTCACAGTTGTCAGACTTAAAGCAACCTGTTTCCCATGCGTACTCTGTCACTGCCTCTCGTCTTTCCTTGACCTTAGGATCCAGAGGTGTGCTACTCCTATTACCTTTGTAGTCCTCAGAGATAT